AGTCTACCTATTGAGAGTTGGGCCGCTCAGTTCGGCACCCTGCAGCACTGCCAAACGTTGATAACTCTTCACACTGTGTCCAGCGTACCTGCTGCAGTGGCAGTTACGCAGGACAGGACACGCTGCGCCGCAACGGATCCCGGCGATTGCGCACCGCAGCGCTGGACACGCCACCCACGCCCCGGCGCCGCGCTCTCACGCGCGCCCCACCCCCACCTAAAGGCCGCTAAGGGGGGTCGTACCACCCTCGTCCTCCCGTTTGCAGCCCCCAAAATCGCCACCTCTAGCTAGGTAGCGCTCATTTAGCGCTCCCCGGCGCCCTATTTAGGCCCCACCCCCGCTCAGCGCCAGCCCCCTGCGCCCCTTCGTACCCTATGTATAGAACTGCGGTTGAGTGTTCGTGGGGATTTTGGGCATTGTTCCTGGCGGAAAGTGCCTCGATGCGCCCATCGCGGTGGACACCCGCTGCAGCACGACCTACAGCGCCCTGCGCGACGCGATCTACGACTCGCTGCTACCGCACCAGCGCGCCTTCGTCGACGACACCGACCACCTGCTCCTGGGATTGTGCGCCGGCTTCGGCGCGGGCAAAACAGTGGCGTTATGCGCGAAGGCTGTGTTCCTCGCCATGGACAACCCGGGCAAGGTCGGCGCCGTCTTCGAGCCGACGTTCCAGATGGTGCTCGACGTGTGGGTCCGCTCGTTCGACGAGTTCTTAGACCGCTTCAACATCGACTACGACTACCGCGCCAGCCCCCAGCCGGAGTACACCCTCCACCTCCCCCACGGCCAATGCACGATCCTGTGCCGAACGCTTGAAGCCGTTAACCGCATTCGAGGCACGAACCTCGCCTTTGCGCTCGCCGACGAAATCGACACCAGCAAGTACGAGTTAGCGCAAAAGGGCGCCGAAATGATCCTTGCGCGCCTCCGCGGCGGCGCCCACCCCCAGTTCGCCTTGGCCTCGACCCCCGAGGGCTACGGCTTCATGTGGAACACCTTCGACCAGAAAGCGGGGAGCGACCGCCACCTCATCCGCGCCAAGACGCTCGACAACCCCTACCTCCCCCCAGGCTTCGTCGACTCCCTCTACGCCAACTACCCACCCCAGCTCCTCGCCGCCTACCTCCAGGGCCAATTCACAGCCCTCGACAAAACGACGGTCTACAGCTACTTCGACCGCGACGTGCATTGGAGCGACGAAGAAATCCGCCCCGACGACATGATCTACGCAGGCTGCGACTTCAACGTCGGCACCTGCTTCATCGAAATCTGCATCCGTCGTGGCGACGTGTACCACTTCGTGACGGAGTTCCACGTCAAAGACACCCCCACCATCGCCACCCGCCTGAAGGAGCAGTACGGCGACCACATCGACCGGGGCCTACTCACGGTGGTGCCCGACGCGGCTAGCAAACACCGCACCACGACCAACGCCAGCGAGAGCGACCTGGCGATCCTCAAGCGCCACGGCCTGCGCATCAAGGTGCAAAACGCCAACCCCCTCGTCGAGGACCGCGTCAACGCCGTCCAAATGTTGCTGCTCCACAACCGCCTCCGCGTCCACCCCAGTTGCAAGTACCTCATCCGCGCCCTTGAAACGCAGACCTACAACCAAAAAGGCACGCCCGACAAGAGCGGCACCGGTCTCGACGACAAATCCGGCCCAGTGGACGCGATGGGCTACGTGATCTACAGCCTCGCCGGCCTCCGCAGATACCAAACCGGCGGCAGCAACTTCCAGTTCAAATAAGCGCCCCTGCGCCGATGCGCCGGCCGTTCTTTACGCCCATGCGCGGCTGTTTTCTGGCGCAGCCAGCGGAAACCTCGTTAGAGCACCTGTGTATTGCGTAGCGCGTGGCGGTCAACAACAGCAGCTACAACGGCTTCGACTTCACGACGCCCTACGACCGCAAGCGCCGCGCGAAAGTATTTGTCGACTCCCCGAGCGACGACCCCACAATCCTGAGCGCCCCGGTGCTTGAGATGCTCCCCAAGTGGGATCCAATCAACGTGTGCATGGGCGGCACCCGCGCCCTCCGCGCCGAATCGCGCCGCATCATTCCGCAGGAGCCCCGTGAGAACGACGAGTCGTACCAGCGCCGCATCTACCACGCCGTCCTACCCCCGTTCCTGCAGCGCCTCGCCAGCCAAGCCGCCGGTCTGATCCTGCGCAAGGGCGTCCAACTGCAAGGCGACCCGTACTGGGAGGAGTGGGCCAACAACGTTTGCGGCGACGGCACCACGCTCAACAGCTTCGCCCGCCAGCAACTGGAGACCGCGTTGTTGTACGGGCACAGCAGCGCCATCGTCGATTATCCGCCCACCCCTGCGCGCACGCTGGCCGACCAACGCGCCTCAGGCGCCACGCCCTACCTCGTCCACGTCCACCCCAAGACGATCCGCGGCTGGCGCACCCGCGCCAACAACCCCCAGGGCGAGTTAGAGCAAGTCCGCATCCACGAGATCGCGATTGAGCGCGACGGCCTCTTCGGCGAGAAGGAGGTCGAGCAAGTCCGCGTCCTAGAGCCCGGCCGCTACGCGATCTGGCGCCGCGACGACTCCAGCAACTGGGCCCCCTACGAGAAGGGCGTCACCGACCTAGACCGCATCCCCCTCGTCACGGTTTACGGCAACCGCCTCGGCACGCTCACCAGCAGCCCACCCCTGCTGGAGGTCGCCTACCTGTGCATCGCCTATGCGCAGCGCTTCTGCGACTACATGCACAGCGTCCACGTTGGCGCCATGCCGATTTTGACGATGCGAGGCTTCGACCCCGATGCCGATAGCCCCATCGGCATCAGCGTCAACACGGCTGTGCTCCTGCCCGTCGACGGCGGTGCGGAGTTCGTCCAACCCACCACCGACGCCTTCGACAGCCAACTGAAGTGCCTAGAGGCGCTGGAGGAGCAAATCTCGCGCCTGGGCGTGAACACCCTCACCCGCCAGAACACGACGAATGCCGCTGCGGAATCCAAGCGCATGGACCGCATCGACAGCGACTCGATCATGGCCCTCATCAGCGCCGACCTTGCCAACGCCCTGACCTCAATGTTGGAGCTCGCGGCCCAATACGTGGGCATCGAACCCCCGCAAGTCGTGATTGAGCAGGACTACGACAACAAGCTCCTGGACGGCAACTCCATCACGGCCATGCTCCAGCTGTTCATGCAAAACGCGATCAGCCAGGAGACGCTGCTGGACGTGCTCCAGCAAGGCGAAGTGCTCCCGGCGGGCCTGGACATCGGCGAGGAAGTCACCCGCACGCGCGACTACATCAACGAGCAAAACACCGCCCTGGGCCTCGACCCACTCGCCATGAACCCCGACGCGCTCACCCGCACCATCGCCGCCCGCGCCGGCCAGGGCGAATCCATGACCAGCCAAACCCTCCCCACGCCCATGCGCCCGGGCCGAAATCCCAACTAGGGCGCCTTAGCGCATGACCCCAGACGAGTACCTGTACGCCAGCGAGGCGGCCCTGCGCCGGGACGAGAAGAGCGTCGAAGACGACACCCGCGCCCTGCTCATCCTGCTGCTGTGGCGGTTCCGCCAATCGCTAATCGCCAGCCTCCCGGACCGCGGCCTGGGCCGTCAGCTCATCCTCAACTCCCTGCTCGCGCCGTTAGCGCTGGAGCTTGAGGACTACGCGCAGCGCTTCCGAGGCATTCTGCTCACCCGATTGGAGTTCATTGACGAGGAGCACGCCCGCCGCGCCGCGGAGTATGCGGGCCTCGACATGACGCTCCGCGACTACCGCCCCCGCCGCGGTGACACCCTGCTCCGCACTGCGCGCAGTGGCGGCCGTTCGCTGCTGTCGCTCTTTACGCCCGACGCCCGCACCGGCCTCAGCCCCTTCACAGCTGCGCACCTGCGCGCGATCCGCGCGAAGCTCACCGGCGCGGTGATGCGCGACGACCCGACGATTGAGATCGCCAGGATGGTGGTCGCGGAGCGCGTGCGCCAGGGCTACATCCAACCCATCAACTCCCGCGGCACGTTGTACAGCGCCCTGCGAAACCGCGATACGGCGCTGATTGCCAACGCGATCTGGGAGGTGAGCGGCCAAGCGGAGCGCGCAGTCTTTGAGCGCCAGGCGTACCTCACAGGGCGCCCCTTCGTGCTGGAAGCAACGGGCGCCCCGGCCTTTGCGAGCGCCGGCTGGCAATGGCACGCCATCCTCGACCCCAAGACGTGCCCGATCTGCCGCCCCCTCGACGGCCGCACCAGCTCCACCTTCACCGGCTTCCCCTACGTGCCCCCGGTCCACCCGCGCTGCCGGTGCCGCATCCTCCCCGTCCCGACCCCAGCTCCCTAACACCTTTGTGTAGGCAACTTAGTTCGTACTCTCAGCCCATTGCGTGTCCGAAAACGTAAGTGGTGTTCCTCCCGTGGAGGAAGCGAGTGCGGCCGTGCCGCCCTCACCCGCGACTGAAACCTCCAGCGATTCCGAGCTTCAGCGTCTCAAAGCCAAACTGGACTTAGTGACGCAGGACAAGTTGCGAGCGGGCGAAAAGAACGCCCAACTCAACAACAAAGTCCAAGAGCTTGAGGATCAGCTACGAGGTATCACGGCCAAGCTCAAAACGGGCGAACAGAAAGAGTTGGAGTCAACTGGCGAGTACCGCCAGTTATGGGAGCAATCCAAGGAGACCAACAAAACCTTGGAGCGCCGGATCACCGAGTTGGAGAACGAGCTTGACGCCGAGCGCCAAGCCCGCCGCACGGAAACGCTCCGCACCAAAGCCCTCCAGCAGATCAGCGAAGCCAAAGCGCTCCGCCCCGATCAAATGCTGGCCCTGCTGCAACCCAACCTCCGCGAGGTTGACGGCGCACCGGTGGTTTTAGAGGGCGGCATGGAGATCCCGTTAGCGGACCACCTCGCCCGTCCCCGCGACGCCGAGAGCGGATGGGACCACCACTTTGCGCCCAGCGGTGCGAAGGGCATGGGCACCACCCCGACCCTCAGCGGCGCCGGCTCCAGCTATGGCAAGGCCAACCCCTTCCGGCCCGAGACGCGAAACCTCACGGAGCAATCGCGTCTATTCCGCGAAGACCCTGCCCTGTTTGAGCGCCTCAAGGCCGAAGCCCAGCGCGGCTGAGAACCAACCCCGCACTGACCTAGGGACTTACGACCATGGCTGAAACGGTTCGCGCCGACATTCTGGTTCCAGAGATTTGGAACCCCTACATCGAAGAGCAGACCACTCTTCGCAACACCTTCATCAACAGCGGTGTGGTTCAGCCGATGGCTGAGCTGAACGCCACTGAGGGCGGCGATTTTGTCGAGCTGCCCCACTGGGTCGCCAACCTGAGCGGCGACGCCGAAGTGCTGAGCGACAGCACCTCGCTGACCCCCGGCAACATCACTGCCGACAAGCAGCGCGCTGTTGTGCTGCACCGCGGCCGTGCCTGGGGCTCCCGCGATCTGGCTGCAATGGCCGCCGGCAGTGACCCCCTCGCCGCCATCGGCAACAAGGTCGCTGCTTACATCGCCAACGAGCAGCAGAAGGATCTGCTGGCCTGCGTGAACGGCGCTTTCGCCACCGCGCTCTCCGGCCTGACTGTTGCCACCGCCGAGGCATACCCCACCGCCGCCCTCGTCTCCGGCGCCCGCGCCCAGCTGGGCGACCAAGGCGAGAAGCTGTCGGTGATGGCGCTCCACTCCAGCGCCTACTACGAGCTGGTCACCCTGAAAGCACTGGACTACGTGTCCGCTGCTGAACTGGGCGGCGGCGAAGGCGTTGTGCCTGTGGGCGGCTCCCGCGTTGCCTCCTTCGGCGACGTGCGCATCCCGACGTACCTCAACATGCGCGTAGTGGTGTCCGACGACCTCGGCACCAACGACGTGCTGTTCTTCACCGCAGGCGCCATCGCCAGCGGCCAGCAAGCCGGACTGCGCTCGGAAACCGACCGCGACATCCTCGCCAAGGCCAGCTACATCAGCTTCGACTGGCACAACGTCTTCCACCCCATCGGTGTGAAGTACGTGGGCACCGGCGCCAACCCCAACCGCACCGCTCTTGCCACCGGCTCCAACTGGGAGCAGGTGTTCGACGACAAGAACGTCGGCATCATCAAGGGCTACCTGAACGACTGATGGGACTAACCGGGTTCAACCTGGCCCGGCGCAAGCAAGAGGAGGCTGCTAACGCGGCCTCCCTTTCCTGCCCCGCCCCAGTCCCCGCCACCCCTGCTGTGGCGGAAGAGAAGCCAAAGCGCAAAAAGCGCACCGCCCCTGCCCCTGCTGACGGCGCGGAGGGCGAGCCATGACCGCCTCAATCATCGCGACCCCTGGCGCCGCTGATGCCAACAGCTACATCACGCTCGCCGAAGCCCAGGCTTATGCGGACGGCGACATCGACGCTGTGGAGTGGTATGCGGCTAGCACCGACCAGCGCACCCGCGCCCTGATCACCGCCACCCGCAACCTCGACCTCGTCGGGTTCGTCGGCACCCGCAGCACAACGACCCAAGCGTTGGCCTGGCCCCGCAAGGACTTCAAGACCACCGAGAAGACCTACGCCGACGACGAGATCCCCGCGGAAATCAAGACCGCGACCTGGGAGCTCGCCAAATCGCTGGTGAAGGACATGGTGGTTGCCGGCCAGGTTGCCGGCAGCACGCCCTTGATCCCCGGCATCCCGAACGCCGGCCTCAAGCGCGTGAAGCTCGATGTGATGGAAGTCGAGTGGAAGCCGGACCAGCAACTCGCCGTCACCCCCCTCAAAGCCCTCCCCCAGCTCCAGCAACTCCTGCAGGAGCTGTTGCTGAACACCCCCGGCCAGACCATCGCCATCACGCGCAGCTAAGCCCTACCGCACTAGGTAGGTAGACTGGCGCATGGCGCAGTTTGCCGGCCACTGCGAGTCTCCGCAGCCTGCGCGGCGCCGCCCCCGCACCGGCTACCTCGCCACGCCCCTCACCTGCGACGAGCAGCGCAAGGTTGCGCGCATGTACCGCGAGCACCAGGGCCTCCTGCGCCTGATGGGCCGCAAGCTCTGCCGCAAGTATCCCTTCGTCGCCGCGGAGGACGTGTTCTCGTGCATCGACCAGGCGTTTATCAAGTGTTGCCGGGCGTGGCAACCCGCCAAAGGCACCTTCAGCACGCTCCTGACGGTCTTCGCTGAAGGCGACGTATTGCACTTCATCCGCGACCACAACTGGACCCTTAAGGCACCCGGGGCAGTCCGCCGCAACGGCCAGCTCGCCCGCAAGATGTTGGAGCGCGGCTGCACGCCCGGTGACGTGATGATGCAACTGGGCATGACGGAAGAGCAGCTCAAGTTGGCGCTCACTGCCACCAGCCCCATGGACCACGACATCCGGGGCTTCGACCTCCACATCTGCCCCCGCCCCACCCCTTGGGAGCTGCTGGAACAAGGAGAGGCAACTTAGGGCAATCCACCACACGGATAGCAATGGCTACTGGTGCCTTTTTTGCCGCACTGGGCTACAAGCTGTGGGTCAAACTCGGCACCACCGCTAGTACCACCCCGACCTCCAGCACGGGCATGACCCGTGTGTTCTCCCTGGACAACTCCGGCATCCAGGGCCAGTCGGACTCCACCCAGGTGATCGACTACGACTCGGAGCAAGGTTTCGCCGCAAACCTGATCACGGGCCAGTCGTACACCATCCCCTGCTCGATGAACCTGGACGTAACCGACGCTGGTTACAAGATCCTGAAAGAGGCCGCCTTGGAAGCCGCCAGCGGCACCCTGGTTCAGTGGTATCGCGAGACCCCGGTGACCGACGATTCCGGTGACGACCCCGAAATCCACGCCGGTCTTGCCCAGGTGGGTTCCTTCTCCGAGGACATCCAGGCCGGCAACATCGCCAAGGTGAGCTTCGACCTGATCGGTTACGGCGCCTACGACTGGACCGCCCAAGTCGCCGGGGCCTGATCTAGCCCCTACCGCCCTCGCGCCCCGCCCACCAGCGGGGCTTTTTTACTGCGCCCCTGCACTTTCCTGCCACTTCCTCTTAAAGAACTGGAGTGGCGGCTGATTTTCAAGCGCCGGCGTGATCCAATCCCTCTCAGGCGCGATGTAGGCATTGCGCACCGTACCCACAAGAAAGCCCCCCTCCAGCACTTCTTTTGAGTAGGGCGCCCTCCAGGCGATCCTCAGCGTCGTCGCCCCCGGCGCACTCGTCACCTGCGCGGGCGTCTGCGAGTTAAACAGCTCAGCTGTATCAATGATGTTGCGCAGACCGGCCGGAACAAACGGCTGCATCTTTCGCACTGTCGGCACCGGCCAATCAAACTGCTTCTTCGAGATCTCAGCCATCAGCTGCGCCCCGATCACCGGCCCGTATTCGTCGACAATCCGCGGCACCTTCGCGAGGATTTCCGGCGCGCGCCACTGCGTAATCCGAACCGCCACTACTCCAAGCTCAACAGGGTGACTTTGGTGCCGAGCGCTTCACTCAACCGCGCCCCCAGCGCCCCCTGATCGCCATACCCCATCCGCGCCCGAATCACCCGACACTCGACAGACGCGGCGCCCCCAAAGGTGAGCGTCCCGGTGCTACCCACCTGCACCTTCGCATCCAGCGCCTGCGGATCCACCACATACCCCTCATACACAACCCCGTTCACATCCACCCCGGGGTAAATGGTGGGGTCAACGTTGACCGCCTTCAAAAACGCCTTGTACGTGAGCCCCTCAACAGTGGGCGACACATTCCCGGTCTCCGGCTCCGTCACGAGCCCCGCCCCAGCTACGTGGAACTCCACGGTGGCGTTGACGAGTGCGAACAGGGCGGAGGTAGCCATACCCGAGGTTTCCGCCGGGGGCAACCTAGTTCCACGGAGGTGTCGTACCAGTGGCAGAGCAGCTAGGACAAGCCGAACTGCTACTAACGGTCAACACCAGCCAGTTAGAGCAAGGTCTCCGCGCCGCCCGCCAACTGATCGAGGGCCGTCTTAGCGGCGTCGGCGATAACGCTTTTGACGGCATCGAGCGCAGCGCCCGTGCCAGCGGCGAACGCGCGGGCAAGGCATTAACGGACGGCGTCAAGAAGGCCACCGACAAGCTGAAGTTCGGCAGCCTGGATGAGGCGCTGTCGTTCAACCCACAGAACACAATTCGCGGGCTGACGGAATACACCCGTGCCCTACAGGAGCTCCGCGACACCACCAGCCTGGGCTCCAGCAGCACCCAGCAGCTGAACGACCGCATCGGCGCGGTCGATTCTGCGCTGAAGCGTGCCAAGCAGACCACCGCCGAAGCCACAGCAGAACAGCAGCGCCTGAACGCTGCGCTGGACAAGGCGGCTTACACGCGCCTGATCCAAGACGCCCGTGCGTTTTCAGCGAACCTGCGCGAGCAGTCCAGCGCCGCTGCCGCCGCCAGCCGTCAGTTCCAAGAGTTCCGCAAGAACGCAGAGGGCGTCGCCAAAACCCTGGCCGGCATCAGCGCCAAAGGGCTGAGCGAAGCAGTCAAGCTCCCAATCTTCGGCCTCCCGAAAGAAGCCACCAGCGGCTTTGAGAAAGCCCGCGCCCAGATCGAACGCCTGCAGAAGCAAGCCGAGACCGCCAGCGGCAAGGTCGCCCGTCTGACCGAGGGCGTAGCGGTGCTGGGCGCCGGCGGCTTTGCGGCCAAGGGCATCGTCGACACCTTGGGCGGCATCGGCACGAGCGCCGAGGCCGTCACCCGCATCTTGAACGAAGCCCGTGACGCGCTGGCGTCGCTCCCCGGCCCCCTCAAGGGACTGGGCGGTCTGGACGACGTATTTAGCAACGGCGCCCAGGCAATCCAGCAATGGGCATCGGGCATTTTGCAAGCGCAGGGCGACCTCGTCACCCTGGCTGGCCCGCTGCAAGCGGTCACCGACGCCTTAGGTGCCCTCGGCCCTGAGGCCGCAGCAGTTGGCGGCGCCTTGGCGTTCACCTTTGCCGGGTTCCAAGACCTGATCGCCAAGAGCTTCAAGCCCGGCATCGACGGCGCCCGCGAAGCGCTGAAGGGCATGACGGCGGACACCCAGCTGTTGCTGGAGGCGTTGTCGCGCGTCAGCCAAGCCAGCTCCGGCATTGTGGCGCTGCGCGACCTAGAGGGCGCCCGCGCCGACGCCACCCAGCGCGTTCAGGCCAACCCGGTTGGCAGCGAAGAGAACATCGCAGCCACCCGCGAGCTGCTCGACATCAACAAGCGCATCCGCGAGGAGAAGCAGCGCCAGTTCTACCAAGAGCAACAGCTGCTGCTGAGTGAGCAGGAGCGGCTGTCGATTGCCCAGCGCCTGCGCGATGCCGCCCGGCCCAGCAGCCAGCTGGCGCTGCCGAGCAGCGAGATGCTGGACGCCCGGGGCCGCGGCATCCAACGCCTGGACGGCCGCTCGGACTTTGCCGGCATCGACCAGGGCCTCCAAAGCGCCCGCAACTTCACGCAGGAGTTGCTGCGTGCTGGTCAAGCGAGCAACGTGCTGCCTGGCATTTTTGCGGTTGTCAACTCCAGTCTGAAAACGCTGGTTGACACCACCCGCGAGCAGACACTTGGTTCGCAGGTTCAGCGGGAGCTACTGGAAGACCAGCTGACCCTGCAGAACCAGATTCGCGCCGTAGAAGCTCAGCGCTCTAAGGACGCGAGAGCCCGCAACGAGGCGGCAGTCCAAAACTCCCCAGAGCGCCAGCGTGCCCGCCAAGAGCAGGATCTGCTGGCGGTACAGAACAAGCGCCGTGCTGCGGAGACGAAAGACCGCAACCGTCGTCGTTCCGAGGCAGTCAGCAACGCGGTTATTGGTGGTGCGTTCCCGCTGCTGTTCGGCCAAGGCATCGGCGCCAGCCTCGGTGGTGGCGCTGGTGGTGCTCTTGGTGGATTAAAGGGCGGTCAGTTCGGCTTCGGCCTCAGCCTCGTTGGTACTGCTGTCGGCACGGCATTTGACACCGCCCTTGCGAATGTCACTGCTCTTGGACAGGCGCTCTCTAGCCCTGTCGCCTCGTTTAGCAAACTCAGCGAGGCTGCGCTGATCTCCACCAAAGCGCTGGAAAGTCAGATCGGAGCGCTGATTGACACCGGTCGTGAGGCAGAAGCGGCAGCTTTGATCCAAAAAGACCTGGCGCAGAAGTTTGGATCGCTGGACTCTGCACAGCAGTTGGCCACCCAGACAGACGTTCTGAACCGCACTTGGGCCAACCTCACCACCCGGCTGGCGCAGTTTGTTTCTGGCCCAGCTGCGGCGTTCCTCGCTCTGTTGAACCGGGCGCTAGGCGGTGCTCCTGGGGGTGCCGACAAGAACGGTCAACCGACTGGCATCAGCTTCGGTTCTTTCAAAACCCAAGTTGATCAAATCAGCAAGGAGCGGGGGCGTGGTGTCGCTGCTGACTTGGTGCGTCGTCAGATCACAGAACGTGACCGCATCCTCAAGGATTCGATTCGCACCGGCAAGAACATCACCTTGGGCGCTGCCGATGAAAAAGCCGCCAAGCGGGTGCTGGATCAGGCGGCAGCGGAAGGGATCATCACCAAGGAGCAACAGAAACAGCTTCAAGCGCTGGACGCCGCAAAGACGCTCCGCACGGACCTACTGCGTTTGGGGCTTCAACTTACTGCTGCTGATGCCCAAGGCAACAAGACTCTAGTAGACGCAATCAAGCTCACCAGCTCTTACAAGAAGGAAAGGCTTGATCTATTGGCGCTCACGCCGGAACAGCGCCAAGGTCCGCGGGGTGATGCGATTCGCGAACGCGCCCAAGCCGAGCGCCAAGCGATCCGCGAACAGGCCAAGGCCGCCGCCGAATCCTCCGCCCGCGACCTCAAGAACGCCAAGGAGCTGGTGGGGCTGTATGGCACCCAGCGCCAGATCCGCGAGGAGGAGTTGAAGATTGCGGAAGCCAAGCGCATCGCGGACCAAGCGGAGGACGCCAAGAGCAGGAATAAGTTCACGGATCCTGCCAACCGCAAAGTCCTTGAGGACCGCGCCCTCGCCGCTGCCAACGCCTACAACAAAGCCCGCATTGAAGGTGAGCAGCGCATAGGCGAGCTTCAGCGCCAGAACTTCGCCCAGCAGATCACGTCCCTTAACCGCCTGGCGGACCTACAGGACCAGATCAATGTCCAGAACACCCGCGCCACCGGCCGCTTGGGCCCTGCTGGCATCGGCGCGTTAGAGGCGTTTAACCAGTTCAAAGCAGCAAGGCGGTTAGAGCAGAACGCCCAAGCAGAACTGCGTGTCCGCCCCGGTGATGTGGGCCTACAGAACGCAGCTCGTGAGGCAGCCAAGCAAACAGAGCTAGCCGCGGCTAAGGCTCGGGCAGACCTGATCGAAGCCGCCGAAGCTGCGGAGAAGTCGGTCAAGAGCATCAGCGAATCCCTGCAGGACGCGGTGTTGGCGCAGCAGTCGCTTGTTGGCGGGGATCAGGGCCTCAACGCCTTCCTGCCGGGCCAGGCTGCCACCAACCGCCAGGCACAAGTCAATGCCGAACTACAGGCCGCAACCCGCGCCGCAAAGCAGGAGTTCATCAACAGCCTTGGCCCCAACGCCGACCCGGCTGTTGCCAACGCTGTCAACCGCCGAGAGTTCAGCGGAACGCTGGCCGAGCAGAACGCCCAGATGGTCCAGTTCATCGAATCCATCCGTCAAGAAATCCGCGGCGCCCAAGGCATCGACGATCTGAATCAGCAGCTGGTGAAGGCACAGAACGACCTCGTCACCATCAACAGCAAGCTCTACGAGATCAACGTTGAACTGCGCAATTCCATGAGCAGCTTGGCCGAGAAGAACTGGACCGTGAACGTCAACGTCCCCGGCGGCAGCGCCAGCGGCGACGTTGTTGGCGCCGTCAACTCACGCTCATGACGATCACCATCGGCAGCTACACCTACAGCGGCAAGACGCTGACCGCGCAGCCCTTTGGCTACGAGGAGACGAACACGCGCCAGGGCCTGACCGCCCGCAAATGGCTGATCAGCGGCCTGCTCACACCCACCCAGTGGGGCAATTTGCTGAGCACCTACAACACATGGCGCGACGCCCGCATCGGCGACCCGGACAGCGTGATTGCCAACAGCGTGGGCACCACAATCAACCTGACCGCCAGTGCCAACGGCGTGACTTGGAGCGCGGTGCCCTGCTGGTTCATCGCCGCCCCCAGCAGCACCCAAGTCGGCGCTTATATCGAAGCCAGCGTCGAGCTGGTGGACGCCGCCCAAGCCCTGCAAGTCGCCCAGAAAGCCGGTGTGCTGGACAAGCAGCGCTACTACTACGGCACTTGGACGGTGGGCAACACCACGCTCCAGCTGTTGCGCCCACCCGAGACGTACCAAGACACCCCGAACTTGGCGTTGACAGCGGGTGGCGCGACTTACATCACCGGCCCCCAGACCGCCACGCGCCTGCGCCAGATCGAGGGCGACACCAACGCCACCGGCTGGACCGACATCCAGAACTGGTACGAGGACGAAGTTCAGACAACGCCCACTGCTGGGGAGTGGTTCCCCATCGGCGCCCCGAGCGCCAGTGCTGAGGCCGTGATTGTGAACGGCATCCGCAGCGACATCTACACGGTGTCGATCACCCTCGCCCAAGCCCGCTGATGACCATCGACATTCGCGCCAACGTCACCTGCTCCCTTGGCGAGTTGATCGAGGGCAGCATCAGCGACGGCTACATCCAGGGCGGCCTGGTCTTCATCAGCGGCGACTGCACGCTCAAGGGCCTGCTGACCCCAGCGATGGGCACGGTGGTGACGTTCAGCTACGAGCGCGACGGCGTCACGACGCAAATCCCGCGCCAGCTGCGGGTGTTGAGCAGCTTCGCCGACCCGTTCCGCAACACCACCCAAGTCGCGCTCGGCTGCACGCTCACCTACCTGCGCGATGCCAAGCCCCTGCCTGAGGACGCCGAAACAGAGGATCCCGAGGAGAAGCTGGCGATTCGCACGCCGGAGGAGTTGAGCTGCAAATACCCAAACGCCGAAATCCCGCAGTACCCCGGCATCCCCGGCGTTCCTGGCCAACCAGCAATCCCCAGCTTTTTCAACGCCTCCGCAGTTTTCCAGGAGTGCTGCACCCGCCTCGGCATCGCCGGCTCCGCACCTCTCAGCGCCCGTTACTTCGTCGACGAGTTCAACTACAGCTCGGGCTACGTCAACGTCATCAGCCAACTGCTTGAGACCGAAAGCCTGGTGGGCTTCATGACCTCCGCGGGCTTGCTGCAGACGCGCAGCTTGGGTGCTGGCGGAGGCACCGGCCCCCTGCTCGACGGCGACAGCGTGATCGACATCGCCCCCATCGGCTTGGGCGAGCTGATCCCCGGCCGCGTCGTGGTTCGCTTCAACTCACTGCGCCTCAAGCCGATTGAAGAGGGCACGGTTGACCCAGAAGACCCCGGCGCCGAGGGCGACCCCGAAGCGGACCCCGCTCCGGTGTACGACAACTGGGAGCGGGTGCAAACCATCGGCCAACCCGCCGAAATCTCGATCTATTACAAGCACCCGTTTACCGGCGCTGAAGAAAGAGCACGCACCCGCTACATCCCGTGGTCCGAGACGATCACGACATACGGCGACGGCAACACTCGCCGCAGCTTTAACAACGAGACCTGCCAGTGGGAGCTTGTTAGCACCGGTTCTGATCTCAGCAACAGCGTGATCAAGCGCGAGACCCGCACCAAGCGGATCCTTGCCGAAGCCAACGGCAACTACTGCTCGGAGGTACTGAGCACGCTGCAGGTGTACTACCTCCCCGGCGCAATCTTCCCCACTGGCCAGATTCCCCTGGGCTACGGACAAAACCGCCAACCCCCGCTGACTCTAGACGGCTACAACCGCACCGTCGAAACATTTGAGTACGACGAAGAGGGCAACGTTGTCAAAACCATTGTCGAGACCTACGAGCCCTACTTCGCCTTTATCGGCCGCCTAGACATCCAATACATCTACTACGGCCTGAGCGAAGGCAGAACAACGATTGATCAACTGCCCATCAACGCTTTTGACGTATTGGTGCAGCGCGTCATCACCAGCGTCAGAAATGTCTACGCCACAGGGCAGCTACGAGTTTCTGAAAATCAAGCCTATGTGGCAGAGCCCATAGAGAACCCCTATGCCGATCCCCTGGGGCAGCGCGTCAAGGTTGAGACTTGGGTAAACAACGCCATCACGCAAAGCGGCCAACAAGCCATCGCCACCTTCAAGAAGAACGGCGCATTCCGCACGCTTGAGGGCACGCAAAGCAAGATCCAAGCGCTGATGATGGAGATGAAGCTGGAGGACATGCAGGTGGAGGTCACCCGCAACCGCCAGCTCCTCAACCCACCGCGCCGCCCCACCAAACAACAGCTCTCCAGCGCCACCAAGACCGAGGCGACCGCCACTGGCGACAGCGAGGCCACCACCAACGCCGACCAGCAGGGCCGCATCGAGAACGCCGAGCAGTTCGAGGTGGTGGTGTCAGGCAACGGCAGCATCAACGTGCTGGACACCAGCCTCCCGCTGAGCCCCGACGACGTGTACGGCGTCAACGGCGAGGTGATCAACGGCCAGGGCTCGTCGTTCGCGCGTGAATACGGCCGCACGCAACTGCGCCTGATCTACGGCCGCCGCTACGGCCTGAACATGCAACTGCCGCCCGGCAAGATGCCGGCCCAGCCCTACAGCCCCCTGTACCTCACCGCCAACGGCATCGTGGTGCAGTACCGCGCCAACGGCACCAACTGGGCGTTCAGCAGCGATGGCGTCGCCTGCAGCACAGACGGTCTGCTGATGGGCGTTGTGGGCGGCACCGGCACGCCATGGGTTCCCGTCGCCCCTGGCGTCACGGAGTTCCCGCCCGCCCCCGAACCCACCAATAGCGGCGAGATCGACCCCGACGCCCCAATCCCGCCCTACAGCGAACTGGTGTATGTCGCCACCGGCCTACGCCTGGGCCTCACGGCGCAGGTCGTGCCCTACTCCTTGGCGCCGGTCGAAGTCACCGCAACCCCGCGCCTGCGCCTCGGTGTCTTTATGAGCCCAGACACGCAGGTGTTTGCGGAGGGGGGCGGTGCGCTCGGCGTAGCCGCCACCGGCTCCATCGCCGTGATCCAAACCGCCCTGCCCGGCATTGCGCTGGGCGGTGAAGCCACGGGACTACGCGGCCCGGTCCAGATTGTCCGCCCCGGTGTTCGCGTTGGTGTACGCGCCGGCATTGACCCCGAGTACGAGTACGTCCAGGCCCTGCTCCGTATGAACGGGCAGGACTGGGGCCAGACTTTTATTGACGAGAGCGCCTACCAGCGCTCGATCAACGTACTCAACAACGTCAGAACAACAACTCCAAAGAAGTATGGTTCAGCCGCCGCCTACTTCTACCCCTCCAACGGCACAGCCGCCCTGCAGATCAACGACGGCAGCGACTTTGTCTTCGGACTGTCGAACTTCACAGTTGAACTTTGGGTCTACATTCCTGCCGGCAACATGCGAGGCACGGACACCGATAACTTCCCAACACTACTATCCTGCGGCTCCACATTTGAAGGCGCATGGCAACTGTACTTTATCGAGGGAAGTTACGCCATCTATGAACCACTACTCGCTGTGGCCTGGACATACTCGGCATCTGGTGCGGTCCAACAAGGAGCTGAATACTGCGACTTTTCCGGCTTTGCCGAAAACACATGGCACCACATTGCGTGGACACGCAGCGGCACAGATGGGCGCCTATTTGTGAACGGCGTAGCTCAAACAGGTCAAATATCCTCCGCCACCACCCACAACATTGGCAACAACGCCATCATCTCCGTGGAGGCCCAGCCCAAGCTCACGATTGGCGGATGCCGCGACTACCCCAATGACACAACGCTCGTCGGCCCAACGTGGTTGTACGTCGACGACCTTCGCATCACCAAAGGCGTCGCCCGTTACACCAGCAACTTCACCCCACCGGCCGACGAGCTCCCGGCAAGCTAGTAACACACACCCGTAGGTATGGCCCTCACCACGACGCTGAGCACCAAGGAATTGGAGCGCGTGGCCGCCGAGGCGTACACCGGCAAGGCGGTCCGCGTCTCGCTGCACAACAACACCTCAGGGCTGACGGCTGAGGACACCATTGCCGCGTGGGACGCGGTGAAGCTCACCGCCACCAACGGCTACGCGGACTTCACAGTCGCCAGCCTGCCCGCCGGGGCCTACGACAGCGGCACCGATGGCCGCTTTGAGATCGGCGGCACCGCAGGTGCCAACACCTACATCGAGGCCGGCTTCACCGCGTCTGGCGCCGGCTTCAGCTTCAACACGGTGGTAGTGCGCGTCGACGGCAACACCTACCCGCACTCGATCCTGGTTGAGTCGCCCAACGTGACGGTGGCCGCCGGGCAGACCCAGACCTACAAGATCCAGCTCCTGATCGACAACATCTGATGAGCACCACCGTCAACGTCAGGGTTGACAAGAGCAAGCTCACCCAGAAGCTGAAGGAGCAAAGCGAGGCCACGCGCTTCGGCTTCGAGAACGGCACCGGCACCGAATTAAGCGCCGACGAAAAAGCCGCCCAGCAGGATGCCGTCGCTGCGGCGGTCGCGGCCGCAAAGAAACGCAGCGATAGCGCCAGCTACGTCAAGCGCGACGGACTGCGCGACCCGATTGGACGGCGGGGCGGCAGCGGCATTGTGCTGCCCAACGGCGTCGCACTACTGCCGGACGGCGAGGCGCCTCCTGAGGGCAACTTCGTACAGCTAGCCCGCGTCGGGGTGCGATGGAACGCCGGCCGCACCAAGGTCTTTGTGTATCCATGGGCCATTGAGGGTGTCTACGGCCGGCGCCTGTCAGCGGATTATCAGACTGCAAAAGCGGAGGCGTTTGCTGTTGGCGTAGAGCTGGACTTTAGCGTTCCTGGCTTGGTGCCCCCGCCTGCTCAGCCAAGAAACATTGGCAAAGGTCCGTATCAGTCGCTAAAGATCGAGGGGAGAATGTATGAACTAACGCCCGAGGCGTACACAACCAAACGCATTCCATACAACTACGAGATCAAGAACTCCCTGCGCACAATCAGGGTAAGCACAAGCGGCCTCTGTCTTTCTCTAGGAACCAGCGACCCCCGCTTTGATAAATACGACTTCGTACTAGAAGAGTCTCTCTTATTTAACGGCGTCAAGAGCTCCTGCTCCTACTTCGCAGGCTACGACGAAGATCAGAACTTAGAGGACCACTACTACAGGTCTGTGCTTCTACGCGCCTTGTATACCACCGACTTTCCCGCAGAAGGCGGAGCCTTTGGTGGTGCGCACAATCAAGTTTATGAGTTCGCCCTTCCTGCGGGAGGCGACAGAGCGCTGCTCGTGTTCGTACACCGTGGCCTAGCAGAGCGTTTTTATGCAGAGCACTTCTACGAGTACGCCGGCCAGAACCAAGTAGCCAGCCAGAACCCAGCGGGAACTTATGTGAGCACGCGAGTACGGGTTAGCGGGGGCTTTAAGGAGGGGGCAACCGTAGAGCACCTTGACGACGTAATAGTTAATCAGGTGAAGTGCGTTCTAGTCGACGGCGCCCTCGCAACCGAGGTAGAAGCCTCTGAGCAGCTAATTGAACTGTGCTCAGAGCTTGTGAAAGACCTTGTTGCCGAAGACCGCACCGGCACAGACACCAGCCAGTTCTCCCAGCAGAAGAGCTATGACAATCAGGCGAGAACACTCACAAACTCACTAGGGCAAACTGTTTTCTTCGAGGAAGAAACTTTTTTCTACTACACCTACAAAGTATTTGAGGCCAGCAACCTCCCCAAAGCGCCCTACCACGACAAAAGCGCCAACGAACAAGCCCTAGCCAAGCACCTGGGCCTGGGCTACATCGAAACGGCGTCCCACACCGGCCCTTTTTACACCCCCGCAATCTTCGAGTGGCTCAAGGGCACCGCAACCTTCACCCCCACCTACGCCGACGTTGCCCCGCCCGTCTACACCCCAGCTGACGAAAACAACCCCTTCGTCGGTGTGTACCTCAGCATCACGCAGTACCAGCCCGACTTACAGACCATACGGGCCACAGCCACCCAGCCGCTGAACGTCACCACCGCCCACAACGCCATCGACTGGTACACGATCAACACCGGCAGCAAGTACGGCGACCTGCTGGTGTGGGACTGGGGCAACCCAGAGTATTGCCAGCAGCAGTTGGCGTCCCTTGGCATGAACGTCTAATGGCCCTCAACGCCTCACAACTCCTTCAGAAGTTGGTGCAGCAGAGCACTGCCACCCGCTTCATCTTCGTGCGCACGCAAAAGCTCGCCAAAATAGGTAAGTAAGCCACTCACGCATGACCGCCCTCCCCTTTCTGACGCCCCCGGCTACAGCGAGCAAGCGCAAGTGCGGCAACAGCGCCAGCGGCATCTTGGAACTCCCCGTGCTGGGCGGCATGACGGTGGGCGAGAGCGCAGTGATCACCGAATTGCTGGCTGAGGAGCAAAGCGCCTTCGTCAAAGGCGCCCAAATCTCCGACGCCATCGCCAAGGCAGAAAGCATCTCCCTCTCCGAGGCGTTCTCGATCATTGAGCAGTCGATCACCGGCGCGAAGTTAGAGGAGAAGGCGGACGAGATCCGCACCCGCCACGCCGCCAAGATCGACGAAGTCGCCCGCATCTACCGCACCGCGGGTCAGCGCAACATGGAGGCGACGGTCACGGCGATGATCCGCTGCCGCTGCGACCTACCCCAGTGGTCAGTTTCTGACACCCGCACGATGCACCGCGCCCTGTTCAACGACGTGTGGCAGTTGGCGCAGGACGAGCAGGACGCGGAGGACAACCCTGCTGCGCCGCCGACTGAGGAGGACTTGGGAAAGCAGCCAGCGGCGGATGGCGCCGCGAAGAAACGGACTGGGCGGGGATCTTCTGGGAGCTAGCCGCCGGCTACCCCCACCAGTTCGACCGCACCAGCTACGAGCGCGAGTTGCGCATGACGGTGCTCCGCGCCTGGCGCCACCTTCACCGAATCCGCCGCGAGCAAGCGCACCTGCTGGAGCTCCCCCACGCCCAGCACATGGCGCTGGTCGCGAACATGAACCGCGACCCCAAGAAGAGCAGCAAGCCGTTCGGCATCGACGACTTCGCCCTCTTCAAACAAGAACAACAGCGCAAGGAGACGTTCCTGTCGCCCGACTGCGCCACCACGCTGATCTCCCTCCATAACGACGGCAAATTGCACCCGCTCCTGCTGTCGTGCTGGCGCGAGGCGCTTGAGAACACCAGCGCTAGCGCAGCTGCGCCCGAAACCCGCGCCCTGCGCAGTGATGACGAGGCGGTGTGGATTGTGGCGCCGGAGTGGGAGGGCCCCAACGCCCGTGCGCTGGTGTGCGTCGACGGCTTTGTGCATGGCCCGGTGCAGGTGCGCGACGTGGACCGCCCGCTCCTGACCTACACCTTCGAGATCCCTTGCCGCAGAGACGCTGCGGGCGGCTGGATCCGCGCGGGCGAGTTGCTGCTGCGGGCAACTTAGGCCATGGATTTCCGCACGCTCCGCGAAGACCTGGAGACGCTCCTAGCGGACGACCTCGGGGTCTACACCTTGGCCAACGGCGCCACCACCCCAGCGGTGAGCGTCCGCTATGCCGGCCAACCCTCCCCTGCGGGCACGGTGGTGAGCGGCCTGGAGTTGGTGATCGAGCGCAACCCGCGCCTTCGCTTCCCCAACGTCTACGACACCCCGCTCGCCTTCAAGATCTTCACGCTGTATCTGGTGGGCTGGGGCGACACCGACCCCACACCAGCTGCCGAGAAGATCACCACCTTTTACCCAGCGGCGGTGGTGAGTTCAGTGGCCAATGTGGATGTGCCCGAGGGCCTCGGCCCCCAGGCGCAAATGCGGATCACGCTGCAGTTCAACCCTGAACCGATGGAGGCTGCAGCATGAAACCGGGCGTCTACAACATCCGCCCCCAGCGCCGAGCGGACTTCACCCTGGGTCTGGTGCTCAAGGACAGCAACGGCACCGAGCTCGACCTCACCGGCGCGGAGGTGTTGGCACAGGTGTGGGACAAAAAGCGCACCACGAAGCTGGGCGACTTCACGGTCACGATCAACGACCCCACCAGCGGCGCCGTTGAACTGCTGCTCGACTACGAGACGACCACCGACCTGCCAGATGAGGCGCGGTACGACGTGATGCTGATCAGCAGCGGCGGCCTACGCGAATACATGTTGGAGGGCATCGTCCGCCCCAGCGAGGGCTACACCGCACCGGCATGAGCGTCATCGTCACTCCCGACACGGTCACCACCGTCGAGATCACCGACGCCGAAAGCGTCGTTGTGGTTGAGCGGGAGCGCGACGTAGTGGAGGTGGTGACCGCAGGCGCCCAAGGCGCTGCCGGCCCAGCAGGCCCCGGCGTTCCCACCGGCGGCGACCCCGGCAATGTGCTGCTGAAAAGCAGCTACGCGAACTACGAAAGCGAGTGGTCTGCTGTTGTGGACGGCGGAACATTCGCCTGAGGGCGGGCAACTTAGGGCATTGATTGCCCAGTCGTAATGGCACGCCTACAGCTGCGCCGTGGTCTCAAGGCCAACCTGCCCAGCACGGGGATGCTGGCGGGCGAGCCGCACATCACGACAGATCGCGGCACGCTGCATGTCGCCACCGATGCCACCACGAAGCTGCCGGTGGTGCCTGCGATTGACGACCTCACCACGCTGGGCGCAGTGGATGGTGCCAGCGACTTCATCCTGATCCACGACGCCAGCGAAACCAGCGGCCAGAAGGAGAAGAAGATCACCTTCAACGCCTTCAAGACGGCGCTGAATGTCCCCGAGAGCGACACCGACGAGAAGGTGGCTGTTGTGAGCGGCGGCACCGCCGGCTACATCTGGGGCACCGATGGCACCAACGGCGTCATCCGCCTGAACAGCTCCCTGAGCTGGACGAAAGACGCCGGCAACGGCTACGTCACCATCGCGGTCGACACCATCGACGGCGGCACCTTTGGCGCCTGATAGTCGATGGCTCGCGTCAACAAAATCCTGATCCGCCAAGGCACCACAACCCCAAGCGCAGGCGACTTTGAGGTGGGGGAACCGGCGTGGGACAAGAGCGCCGGCAAGCTCTACATCAAGAACGCTGCCGGCTCCATGGTGGAGGTCGGCGCGGGGGGCTCCGGTGGCGGGGGCGTGAGTCTCGGCATTGTCATCGCGCTTTCGTAACTCATGGCTGAAACCTTCAACAACGCCAGCGTCAAGCTGACGACCACCAACGCCACCGACATCTACCAAGCGCCGACTAGCAACGCGGCAGATCGCGCGATTGTGCTGAGCTGCTTGGTGGCGAACGTGGATGGCGAAATTCAGTCGGGGATCACTTTAGCCGTAACAGATGCTTCCAACAATGTTCTGAGTACATTGGCAAGCACCGTAGCAGTGCCCGCAGACAGCACACTGGAAGCCATTCCAAATAAATTAGTACTAAAGCAATCCCAAAAGATCAGGGCCACCGCCACCTCCGCTGGCGACCTTGAAATAACACTTAGCGCCCTGGAGATAACAGCATGAGCAACGGAGGCATTTTAGGCAGCGCAAATCTGAGCGGCAAAGTAACAGCCTCTGGGGTCTGGAAGCTAGAAGATGCCTACATAGGAGTAAGACGAAATCAGTGGCCAAACTCCGCAGCTGCTCCCGTCATCGAATATGTAGTGCTGGCGGGTGGCGGTGGCGCAGGATCCGGCTCTTATCCGGGTGGCGGAGGTGGCGGCGGCTTACTTGTTAGCTCTGTAGCAATCTCCAAAGGACAGGTCTGGACTGTGACTGTAGGCGGAGGGGGAGCTGTTGCGGTAAATGGTTCAAACTCTGTGCTTTCTAATGGAGGTACGACTATCACCGGAATTGGCGGAGGTAAAGGTGGGTCTACTGGTCAAGCCGGATCTTCAGGCGGCTCGGGTGGTGGCGGCGGATATAATTACCTGGGCTACAGCACAACTTTCGCCGGTGGAGAAGGTACACCAGGGCAAGGATTTGCTGGTTCCGCCGGTAAGGATGCCGGCTGCATGACGTTCAACAAATTCGGCCAATGTGTTAGTTTTGGCGCTTCACCCATTGTTGGTGTTGGTGGTGGTGCCGGCGGTGCCGGCGTTAGCTCCTCGCTAAATACGTACACCCCCGGCCCCGGCGTCAGCTACTTCAATGGTTTTGGATTCGGAGGCGCGGGAGGGATCCCCTTAAAGGGGGCAGGGGCCAACAACACGGGAGATGGTGGAGGCAGCTCAGGAGGTTCTCAAGCGGGAGGCTCCGGCGTTGTCGTAATTAGATACCCAGTTGAATACTTACCTTTCGCCAGCCACGCAGGCAGCCCGATTATATCTGAAACTGCAGATTATCGCTACTATAGATTTACAGGATCCGGGAGCTTTACCGTCTGATGGCTTATTTTGCACGCCTTAATCGCGACTCCATTGTTGAGCAGGTTATCAGGGTTGATAACGTCATGCTTTTGGACGCAGATGGCAGAGAACGTGAAGAGCTTGGTATCCAGTTCTGCAAATCGCTTTACGGCGAGGATACGATCTGGGTGCAAACTAGCTACAACGGCACCATTCGCCGTCTCTACGCTGGCGTCGGCGTACTTTATCGAAGTGATCTAGACGCCTTTCTTCCGCCGCAACCATATCCTTCTTGGCTCTTTAATGAGCAAACATTTGAATGGGAAGCTCCGGTTGCCAAACCGATGTATCCAGAAGATTTTTACGACGGCGACGGAACTGGCACCGTTTACATATGGGACGAGGCCACTCTTCAGTGGGTCATGCCCTCCCGCGACTACGTCCCTTCCGCGGACGCCTACAGCTAGCGACTTAGTCTCGCCGACTACTTTGCTGGTGTTCCCGCTCTGCCTTGGCATCGGGCTGATAGAGCCCAAGCCCCTGTGCGTCCTTGAGGCGTCTCACGCTTGGGCCATCCACGCAAGCGCTGAATAGGGTGGCCGGTGCCCAGGGCTCACGCACCACTGGGCTCACCGCAGCCGGCCGCCGCGGTACCGCCTAGATCCTCGAAAAAGGTCTAGGAGCGCACCCTAGCGCGGGCAACTTAGGCCAAGCGCCCCTACCAGCCCGCGGTGACTGACGAGGACTACAACTCAGCAGCACCGGCGCCGCAGCCCCTGTGGATCGCCCAGGCCGTGCCGGCCCTGCTGGTGGCCGCGGTTGTGGGCTTGTGCGGGCTGTTCTTGCAGGTGACAAAGATCGAGACCGGCCTCGCCACGGTGCTGGAGGACGTGCGGGAGCTGAAGAACGACTCAAAGGAGCGGTTGAACGACATCGACCGCCGGGTCCGCGCTTTGGAGATGCTGGGCCGCACTCCATAGCTGGCGGAAACCTAGATCACCCGCGAGCTCCCTTATGGAGACCACCGCAATCATCGCGCTGACACTGCTTGTGATCAGCGAAGTGCTGCCCTTCACCCCCCTCGCCGGCAACGGCATCGTCCACGAGGTGGTGAAGATCCTTCGCGAGGTCTTCCCCTACAGCGGCCGCAAGTGAGCGAGCGGTCGTACCGCCTCTGGGCAGCCCTCACCCACGAGGTGCTGCGCCTGGTGTGCGACGACCGCCCCAGCCTTCGCCACAACCCAATAGTCCGAGCGCTCCTTGAGCACACGCGCGGCGACTGGATCGAATGGCGCACCGAGGTCACCCTCCGCGACGTTGACGCCCAGATCGCCGCGCTCCACCAGCAGTGGTCCGCCCACGACGCCCCCACCGCGCCGGTGATCACGGACAACGGCACGGAACTCCGCATCACTGCGCCGTGGTTCGACCCCGCCCCCTACCTCAGGGACACGCATGAGCCCCCAGCGTCCAATCCGCTTAGTTGACGCGGTCAAGTTCACGAAGAACGAGCCACACCAGCTGGCCGCGTGGAACTGGCTCGAAAGCGCCCTAACGCCCGACCAGCTCAACGAGTTCGCGCTGCTGTTCCGCGCCACCCCCGGCTTCAAGCCAGGCATCACCGTCGACAACAGCTGGGACGGCATCCTCACCTCGGCACGCACCGCGGGCGCGGCATTTCCTGAGCTCGTTGCAGCGCAGTGGGCGCTTGAGAGCGGCTTCGGCAAGCACATGCCGGGCGGAAGCAACAACCCCTTCGGCCTCAAGGGCACCGGCACCAGCAGCGAAACGCGGGAGTTTGTGAACGGCGAGTGGATCACGATCACCGACTCGTTCCTCAACTTCCCCAACCTCGCCACCGCGGTTCAGTATCTCGTGGACCGCTGGTACAGGGACTTCAAGACGTACAAAGGCGTGAACCGGGAGAAGACGCGCGATGACGCCGCCCGGGCGCTGCAGAAACAGGGGTACGCAAGTGACCCCGGGTACAGCAGCGCCTTGATTTCGCTGATGAACGAGCACGCGCCGGTAAGCAAACTCCCCGCGCCCACGCCATTCCCCAACCCCCTACGCGTCCCTTACTACAGCCAACGCGACAGCGGCCTGCCCGGCCAAGCGATGCGCATGTGCTTCAGCAGCAGCTGCGCGATGCTCGTCGCCGCCCTGCGCCCCGGCGCGATCACCGGCCTGAACGCCGACGACCAGTACCTACAGCGCGTGCGCCAGTTCGGCGACACCACCGACGCCACCGCCCAGCTCCGCGCGCTGCGCAGCTACGGCATCCGCGCCAAGTTCACCCAGGACGCCAACTGGAGCGACATCGAGCGCCAAATCAACCGGGGCGTGCCTGTGCCCTGCGGCTTCCTGCACCACGGCCCCTCAAGCGCCCCCACTGGTGGCGGCCACTGGCTCACGGTGATCGGCTACACGAAGTCCAACGGCGCCATGAGTGCCGTGATCGTCCACGACCCCTTCGGCGAGATGGACGTAGTGGATGGCGTGTACCTGAGCAGCAAGGGCGGCGGGTTGGCGTACAGCTGCAAGAACTGGGGTCCGCGCTGGATGGTTGAGGGCCCTGACACCGGCTGGGCCATCCTTGCCGACCCATGAAGCAGCAGTACCTCGTCGACGTTCGACTCCAGATCGTCGTCGAATCAGTTGAAGACGCCGAGGGCGTCGCCAACAACGTCTACGCCCAATGCGCCGAACTGGCCTACTCCGAAGACCACCTCCTGAGGCTTGAGGTCATGCCATGCCCCCTGCCGCCTCTCAGCACCAGTGGATCACGGGATTTCGGAGACTCACCTGCTGCACAAGCGTGACGCCAAGCGGCGTTTCCGCGACCACATCTTCAGCGCCTGGCGCGGCCACTGCGCCTACTGCGGCTGTGCCGGCGCCACGACCCTCGACCACATCAAACCCCGCAGCCGCGGGGGCGACACGACAACCCAAAACCTGGCCCCCGCCTGCCCGGAGTGCAACCGCCTCAAGGGCAGCAGCGAGGTTTTCAGTTGGTTCCGCCTCCAGCCGCACTGGACCCCGGACCGAGAAGCGGATCTGCTGCTGTGGATACACCAGCGCTGCTTTGGAGATAGTGCAACTTCACTTCTGCTTGCCAGCGCTGACGATGAACAAACCGCATCCCCAGCCCCTCGACAACCCAGAGCTCCTCACCGCTGCGCCCCACCATTTGCCGCATAAAGGGCTCCATATGTAACCGCTCGCTAGCATGTTGTGTACGCCTAGGTTGCTATGAGCACCAGCGATGGCCGCCCCACGAGTTGGATGGCGTATGAGATCTCCCTCACGGAAGAACTCAAGCTGGAGCAGGCGATTCGCGAGGTCAGCGCCCACCCCGACGCAGCGAAAGTGCGGGATCTGTGTGCTGCGCTGATGCGCTCCAACTACCACCAGCAACAACTCTTAGCCAACGCCATTGGCCGCATTAGCGAGCTGGAGCTTGTCCTGTTTCTTGGCGCTCAGGCGGAGCCCGATGAGGCCCTCGATTTTGTCGCCATGGCCCGCGAGGTTTGCGAGAGTCTTGGGATCGGCTAACGGCGACACGCTGTTCATGTAAGTGCGCAGCTGGCGCAGGGCGCGGATCTCAATCTGCCGCACCCGCTCCCGCGACAGCCCCAGCTGATGCGCCAGGGTTTGGTACGGCACCGGCGCCTTGCCGGTCAGCTCATGACGCTGCTCAACGACATACCGCGCGCGCTCGTTGAGCCGGGCCAACCCCGCCTCCAGGCGCCAGCGGTCATCCATCAGGAAGATACCGTCGTCATCCTCAGTCGACGTATCGGGCAGCAAGTCGATGAGCGCGGAGCCTTCCTCTTGCAGCTGCGCATCCAGGGAGCAGGGCGATGCCGTGCGCTCGAAGATCATCCACATCTGATCAACGCTCATCTCCATGGCATCGGCCAGCTCCTGCTTGCTCGGCATCCGCCCCAGCTCCTGTGACAGCCGATGGATCGCCTGCTTCAGCTTGGGCACCTTTTCCGCGACGTGGTGCGGCATCCGAATCGCGGAGTCCTGCTGATTGCAGGCGCGGTTCATGCCCTGACGGATCCACCAGTAGGCGTAGGTCGAAAACTTGTAGCCGCGCTGGGGGTCAAACTTCTCCACCCCGCGCATCAGGCCGATCACACCCTCCTGCACCAAATCCAGCATCGACAGGTGATGCACCCGCTTGAGGTACTTCTTGGCGATGGAGACGACCATGCGCAGGTTGCAGTTGACCATCTGCTCCTTGGCGCGCAGCCCAACGCGAACCGCGCGCAGCTCCTTCTTGGTGAGCTCACCGCCGTGCGCCTCCTTCTCCTTGAGCGCCACCATATTCTGCACCTGCCGGCCAAGCATCAGCTCCTGCTCCATCGTCAGCAGGGGGTAGCGGCCGATCTCATTGAGAAAATCAGCAAACGTGTGATCGAACTTCATTGTGAGTTTGCATTAGTCAAGGTTTCCGATTGCCGCACGCTGTACTTCAACTCCGCCAGAAAGGCGTACAGCGAACGGTTATCAATAGCGGGATGTTGCGCAGCGGCGTAGCGCTGCCCCTGCTCCACCACCTCCAGCAGCACCTCCTCGATGCCACCAAGCGCCAGTGCGCTGTGAAACGCAGTGGTGCTCACGGCTCCACTGCGCCGAAGGCCGCCTCACCGATCACGGGGAACTCGTGGCAGAACACCTGCTTGCACTGCTCCGCGATCTCGCGATGCTCCAGCTGGGTGCCGGGGTCGGTGCGCACCTGGATGTAATGGATCCACGAGCGCAGAGTGCCGTGCATGAACAAAACGGTGGGCGTGCAGAGCGGCAAGATGCGCCGGGCCGTCTCCCGCGCCACGCCGTTCTCAACCATCGCGTAATAGAGCCCATACGCCTTGGTGATCAGCTCACCGGCGTTCCGCCCCAGCTGCCCCTGATCCTCAGCGCTGAAGTCGTCGAAGGAGTTTTGGCGGTTCTTGGTGTCCTGGCGCCGGAAGTGCGGGATCTCGGCGATGGAGGTGCGCGCGTAGCGGGTGCTGAACTCTTGGAAGGAGAAGCTGCGGTGGCGCAGCAGTTGCGCTGCGATGTCGCGTTCGGTCTCGATCTTGACGCACATGGAGCACATCTCAAACGGGCTCCAGTGCCCGTGCTCAATCAGGTACTTGATCAGCTTCGGAGCCGTCTCGTTGTTGCCCTGATTGTTTGGATTGCTCACTCGGGCCATGTAGGCCGTAAGCGCCTCGGCGCCATCGGTTCGATGCACCAGAGTTACTTTCATTGTTGGAGAAGCGGATTCGTTGGTAATTGGGGCGCCGCACCGGCTGATCCCGCGCCATCCACTGGATCGCGTCTTTCGGCGCAAGGACTTCAATCGTCCACCAGCGGTGACCGCAGTGTTTGCAGTCACGAAAGCGCAGGAATGAGTCGGGGGCGTCGCGGAAGGTTTTGCTGGGCCGGCTGTATTTGCCGGTACAAGCGGGGCACAACACGACGCCCGCCCTCTACTCAGCGCCAGCTTTGGAGATGGACTCCAGCACTTCCTGCGTGCGCTTGCTGTCGATGTAGTCAGCGAACGCAACGTGGGTGGTGATGGTGTGTGGCGCCGGCTTCGCGTGCGGATACGACTCCTTCCACCACTCCAAGAACAGCTCTTCAGTTGTCATTGGTGAACTCCTCGGCGTACTTGGCGAAAAGGCCTGTGTAAGTTGAGTGAAAAGGGTGATCAGGCCGATACCGGCCATCACGCACGTAAAGCTCGTCCAGCCGGTCTTGGACTTTCTGCTGCACGCAGGGGTCACAATCCGCCGAGTACAGCGCGCCGTTCCATGGGCGGGTGTCATTGATCTTCATTGATAACGAGTGAGGTTTCGAGGTGTGCCACCAGCTCGTTGGCGTACCAACGCAGCTTTTTGATGTCCTGCAGGCGGTTCTTGTGGCGCTCCCGCCAGGCGTACTTGATGACGTTTCCCTTCAAGTAGCCCCTGTACTCATCGGCGGTCAGGGCGGACCTGATCGCCTCGATGCACTCGATCCCACCGCCCTGCTTGTAGTGCGGCGGGTGGTCGACGAGCTGATCGGGCGTCACAAGCCGTACCTCCCCGCCTCGAGGGCGGCGACGGTCTTGATGCCTTGGATGGCGTGCTTAAGCGCGAACAGCGCCGTCACCAGCTCTTGGTAACGAGGCTCGTCCTCATTCAGCTCCGCTTCCGCGTCAGAGAGGCGGTTAAGCAGCTGCAGGAGCTCTGCAGTGTGCGTCACACAATCTTCGGCCACAGCCGAGATGCGCCGTGGCGCAAGGGAAGTCACGGGTGTTCCTGTATGGACAGGCAGAGAGTATCTCTTCCCCACAGGAAGTCAACCCCGCATAGCGTTAGTCCAATGGGACAAGAAGTGCGCATCGGCTACTTGCGCGTGTCCACCGACACGAGTGAGCAGCTCAGCGCCCTGCAAAACCAGCGCTCCCGCATCCTCGGCGCAGGCGTGGACCGCATCATTGAGGACGTGGAGAGCGGGCTCTCCCAGGACCGCCCCGGCTACCTGGAGCTCCTGCACCTCATCGACACCCGCCAAGTCCAAGAGGTGGTCTGTACCCGGATCGACCGCCTGGGTCGGGATGCCGCGGCCACCGATGCACTGATCGCCGTTGCCGCCAAGCGCGGGGTGCGCATCCACTGCCTGGATGGCGGCACGGTCGACTCCGAAACCCCGCAGGGCTTCCTCCTCTCTCGCATGGCCACCTCCATGGCAGAAATGGAAAGCCGGATGCTGTCGATGCGTGTACGCGCCGGCTACAGCGAAGGACGCAAGCGGGCCCGGCCCCTGCGCGGGAAGGTGGCCTGGGGCTACCGGCTGAACGCAGACCGCAGCGCCTTAGAGCCAGACCCTGACGAGTTCCCGCGTGCCGCCCGGTTCCTTGCGTTATGCAAAGCCTGCGACTGGCGCATGAATACCGCCTTAGACCGGTGGCACAGAGCAGGACTGGGCACCATTCCTTTGGGATCCTGCCGCGCCGTCAAAGCGTGGCTTCTCAACCCGGTGCTTCGGGGTGGCTTGGGCTATCTCAAGCAAAACGACAACACATATAAAGAGATCATTTGGGAGACTCATCCCACCCTGCTGTCCCACAGCAACTTTCTGATCATGGAACGTCAGTTGCATGACAATCGCCGCCGCTGGGGCCATAGCGCACAGGTGAGACCGCGCCTTCTGACGGGCCTCTGCGTCTGCGCCGGCTGCAACCGCAAGATGACCTATGCCGGCAGCCGCACCATCGCCAGCGTTATTTGCAAGAGCCGCGAGTGCCCCCAGCGTTACAAGAGCACCCGCGAACAGAAGGTACGCGAACAAATTAACGCCGCGCTTTCGCAGCGCAACACGCAGTTAGCGCAGCTGGCGACAACAGAAAACCCCGAGATCCTGGCGCTCAAAGCCAAGATCGCGGAGTTGGAGGCGCTGGGCGACCCGGACCTAGCCCCAGCGATTGCGATCAAGCGCGAGCGCTTGCTAGCGCTAGAGCAGCAGGTTGGCCCCGATCCCGAGCTGCTCGGCGTATTCGCCGACCCGGCCGTGTGGTCGCAGCTGGACGACGAAGAACTCCGGGAGCTGTACCTGGCTCTGGTGGAGCAGGTGCTGGTCGATCGCCAGGAAGTGGTGAACGTGGTGCTTCGCCTCTGATGTAGCGAAGTGCAGCAGTCTGCAGCAGTTCGCGGACCCGAGCATCGTTCATTTCTCACCCCAGCTACGAACAATGCCTCCCTCTGCCTTCATCGTGACTGCAGTACCGACCATGGGTATAGCAGCATCCTGCATCTCGCCAATAACGAGCCCCAAGACCTCCTCAGCCACGTCTATGCACGTTTCGCATAAAACCTCATCGTGAATACAGGCCACCAACCGGGCATGGGCGGGGAGCTTATGAAAGATCTCGACCATCGCTGCCTTCATGATGTCAGCGCAACCGCCCTGGATCGTGTTATTGGCGAAGATCTGAACGCGGTTCTCCTCGCCAAATAGCTTACGACGCCTCCCAATCGCAGTCGCCACCGGCACACCAGCGTTGACCTGCTTCTGGCACCAGTCATGCCAAACACCTACTTCGGGGTAGGCGTTATGCCACATCGCATGAAACTCCCGCGCCTGCTTCATGTCGATGTAGAGGCCCAGGGTCGCGAAGTACGACTGCAACCCCTTGGGAGCACTGGCATATGCGAGGGAAAAGTTACACGCTTTGGCCGCAGTTCTCTGCGCCTTATCGACATCCTCGTCCTTGATGCCGTACATCAACGCAGCCGTGCGAGTGTGCAGATCCGCCCCGCTATTGAACGCATCCAGCATGGGCCCGCACTTGGCAACTGCCGCTAGGTAGCGCAGCTCCATCGCGCTGTAATCCGCCTGCACCAGCACACAACCCTCCGGCGCAGTAAATGCGTTGCGAAACTCTGGATCTCGCGGAATCTGCTGAAGGTTGGGGTTAGCGCACGACCAGCGCCCCGTCGCCGTTTGCAGGGGCATGAACTGCGCATGAATGCGCCCATCAGCCTTCACATGCTCCAGCAACTTCTCCGCCATCGTCGCCCGCTTCTCCGCCTTCTTGTAAAACTCGTAGGTGCGAACAATCTCGTGATGGCGGTAGGTCGCAAGGTTCTTCTTATCGAGCGAAATCTTGCCCTTTTCGTCCTTGGGCTCAATGCCAAGCACACCCCAGTACGCCGCGTGCTGCCGGGGCGAGCCCATGTTGAAGCCAGCGGGAACCTTGGTGCCCTCGCGCACCCTGCCCGTCGCCTTGGCGTTGAGATTGAACTCGCCTGACGCCAGCCGGGGCAGCCCCTCATGCCCGGCCGCCTTGAGCTGCTCATCCAGCAGCTGCACATAAAACGCCTCCCCCTCATTGCGGCTGGAGCTGTAAAACTCCCGCGCCGAGCGCAGCTGCTCGGTGTCGACGTACATCCCTTTGAGCTCCATGGACGCCACCACCGGAATCAGCGCCGTCTCCAGCCGATAGGTGTGCAGCAGCCCCTGCTCAAAGATCTGCGCGTGCAGGGTGTGGGCGGCATCCCACGTCATCTTCACGTCGCCCATCGCGTAGGCAAGATCCGCCTCGGTCAGCCGGGCGTTCATCCAGTCCTGCGACTGCAGCGACTTATCAATGACCTTCCCCAGCTCCCGGCGCACCACATCCGCCAGCGAGTGGCTGACCTTGGCCACGCCCTGATGGATCAGGCGCGAGGCGATCATCGTGTCGTACAGGCGCCCCTTGACCTCAACGCCAGACGCCAGCAAGCACTTGAGGTCGAAGGCGAGGTTGTGCCCGTACACCTCCAGCGCCGTGTTCTCAAGAAACACCCGCAACGCCTCCCACTGCGGCTCGCCCCACATCGCCAGGTCATACCACTGGCTGTAGGTGTCGTTGTGCAGCTGGAGCAGGCGCTGCTGCTGCCTACCTTCCCAGCACAGGGGCACCAGTGCCGTCTCCATGTCGAGCGCAAACGCGCTACCGAACCCCTCCAGGTCGGCCAGAAGCGCCTGATCAACGTCCGCCATGAATCTCGCTCCACACGCGCACAACGGTTTGATCAGAGGCCGCGGCCAAGGTCAACGCCCAGCTGGTGACCCACCGAACCTCCTCAACTTTCATGTGCCGGAAGGTATCAACCTGGATGTCTCCAATCAGCTCACGTTTCTCATGCGGCAATAGGCCGCCCTCTGGAAGATCCACGTTGCACCTTTTTGGGTAGGGGTGCGCAAAGGCTACCGGAACCGGTCAAGTCGCGCTACTTTCCGCCTGTCCGATTCCTTAGTTCATGCTCCGCGACGACCAAACTGCGCTCCTAGAGGGCCTTCCGCCGCAATGGCGTTATGCCCTCACCGGCGGCAATGACGACTCCAAGGTCTGTTTTGAGGAGGGTTGGAACACCAAGGGTTCGGGCCGCACGCTCGACGATGTGCTGCGCATCAACTCCTCCCCAACGCCGTATGAGCGCTGGAAGTCGAACAAGCTGATCGGCGTTGGCGCCATCACCGGCCCGGAATCCGGCGGCCTGCTGGTGATCGACTTCGACGGCACCGGCTCGCAAGCGGTCCGCGCCTTCCGCGACCACTTCCACCGCAACCCCAGCGAACTGCGCCCAACGATCTGCAACGAAAGCGGCAAGAAAGGCCGCGGCAAGGTCTTCCTGCGCGTTCCGCCCCACTGGTGGCCCCAGCTGGAAAACCGCAGCGCCTCCTGGCGAGTCGACGACAAGGTGGTGCTTGAAGCGATCTGGATGAACGGCACTGGCACCGGCCGCCACGCGGTGATCTGCGGCGACCACCCCCAAAGCTCGCACCAAACGCCGCTGTACTACCGCTGGCTAAACGGCAGCGCACCCACCGAGGTGAAGTGGGGCGACGCACCGGAGTGGTTGCTGCTGGGCATCATCGCCAAGTTCGACGAGCAGGTGCCCGACAGCCCCGAGGAACGCCGCCGCTCAGGCGAAGACGACGCGACCCCATGGGAGCGCCTGCGCACCCACGAAAAGATTCAGTTAGCGAGGGAGGCGCTGGAGTTCTGCCCCAACCGCGACGGGCGCGGCAGCGGCACGTACGAAAAGGTGCGCCGCATCATCTGCGGACTGATCGACGAGTTCGGCCCCCAGCTCGCCCAGGACATCATCGAAGCCAGCGAGTGGGACACCCGCAACGACTGGGGCAACACCACCGCCGAGAAGACCATCGCATCGCTCGCCAGTAGCCGTGTAGCCGAGGACCAGCGCGCCCGCATCGGCTCACTATTCCACTTTGCCCGCAACAACGGTTTCCAATGGCCGACCTGGGCCCTGCCCCCGCTGGAGCAAACCCAGCTCCACGTCGACGGGCTGAAGAAGGTGCTCAACAAGATGAACGAAGTGAGCGCGGACCACGCGGCGTTGGCTGCGTGGACTGGGCGCGCCTACCGCGAGTACGGCGTAAGCCCAGCAGATCTTTACCGCCTGCGCCTGGAGCAATGGCTGGGTGTTGTGAGCCTTGGCGCCCCACGCTCCATGGCCGACATCACCAAGACGAGGCGTACGGACAATGTGAGTACAGACGTGCTGGACGGCCTGCTGCCCCGGCGCGTCCACGTCGTAGCCGGCGGCTCTCACAGCGGCAAAACGACCTTGGCGTGCTTCCTGGCGTCGCGGGTGCTCAACGGCGCCCCGGTCGACATCGGCAACACCCGCCACGGCATTAACGGCCCCGGTCGAGTGCTGGTGCTCACCAGCGACTGCAGTGATGAGGACATGGTGCGCGATCTGGTGCTGGAGGGCATTGAGGACAAGGCGTGCCAGGAGCGCCTGCTGATTCACTCCGGCGCCAACTTCGACGACATGATCCCCATCGTCCAGACGCTGAGCGACTTCAAGCCGGACCTCGTGATCTGCGACTGCCTCACCTCGATGGCGGTCACCGGCGTGAAGGTGGGCGACCCCGCTTATGCCGACCCGATCCGCATGTTCGTGCGGCACAACGGCACGAGCTGGCCCAAGTGCGCGTTCCTGATCCTCCACCACACCAGCCGGGACGAGCCCCTGCGCTTCAGCGGCACTGAGCAGATCAAAGCCGCCTGCGAGGAGCTGTGGGTGTACTACGACCCTGAACTCATCAAGCAGAAGAAAACCGCGCCCTCGTTCAACAAGACCCGCCACCTGCTGGTGGAGAAGAGCCGGGGCGGATATGCAGGCCGCAAGCTGCAGATCACCCGCGACGGCTACACCGGCGTCTGGCAATGGATGGACCCCAACCAAGGGGAGGCTTCCCCGATGGAGGTGCTTTCGCAGTCGTTCCGCCGCGTAACCGATGACGAGTGGCGCATCCCCAGCGAGTGGATGCAGCTGCTGGACCTGCAGTTCAACGAGCGCAACCTGCGCCGCTACCTCGACCGGCTGGTGGGCACGGTGTTGGAGGCTGAGAACAGGCGCAGCGAACGGGCAAACGGTCGGCTGATCATGCACTACCGCCCCCGCCAGCGCGTCCGCCAGTCCGCCCAGGAGATGATCACAAGCCGGGGAGATGGCATCAACTACATCTGAACCGGACACCTGGGGAGAGTTGCCCCTTAATACTCTCCCCCTTTTTCTGTCCGTATCACCCGAGATCCACTGCGCTGCAGCGGGAGTGAACCGGACAATTCAACCGGCGTTTAACCGGACATGTCCGATTGATTCTCAATAAGCTCTCTTATTGAGCGGACAGTGTCCGATTAAATGCCGATTCAACTGTCCGATTCAAATACCTTCCCCCCCAAGGGGTTTGGGGAGATACGGACAGGCAAACCGGGGGAGTATTAAAGGGAACGGGAGTTTGGACACCAGCTATTGCGCCCTCAGGTAGCGTCAGGGCTACCTAGCTAGGCCACCAATGACGGACTCCACCAAGGTCGCGCCACTACTCACCGCACTCGAACAGGGCGCCATGCAATTCCCCCCTGCGTTTCGGGCGCTGAGCAGCCAGATGACCCAGACGCAGTTCATGAAGCTGGCCGCGGCCTACCTGGGCACCAAGGCGATCCACAGCAGCACCATCGGCGGCTTCCGCACCGGCAAGCTCATCGAACCCGCCCCCAAGACGCTGCTGGCGCTGGGCTACTTCAACACCGCCCTAGCCCGCAGCATCGGCCACCCAGAAGACCTCATCGAGCAGGTGCCCGACATCGGCTACCCACCCAAGCTCCCCCACTACCTCAAGGCGGACTGGGAGCACACGATCCCCCTGCTCGACCGCGACGGCATCGCCCTGGGCCCAGTGGGCATGTTTGAGGCGTTCTGCGGCCTGCGGGAGCTGCCAGCGCGCGAACGCCGTGAGCTCGACGAAGCCGACGCCCCCGCCGCCAGCCGCACCCTGGGCGCCTTCCTGCGCGCCCACTACGGCAAGCACAACATCGACTGGTACGAAAAGCTGCCCGAGCTCGTCTACGAATGCCCCACCATCGAGCCCCTGCTCCTGAACCGCGCCGTCCCCGCCGACCGCCTGATCCACGACCTTGACGCTATCGGGCGCCTTGTGGGTCTCAGCGGCACGGCTCTCTGGGAGCACCTGCAGGCGAACCTAGGTAGGTAGACTCGCGCCGCCCCTCAATAGCGCATCGTGCCCGAACCGATCATCCAGCCCCGGCCTGCAGTCCAGCGTCTGACGCACTGGGGCGAGATGAAGCGGTGCCGCAGTCTGAGCATGACGGACACCTGCCACGAAATCCTGAGAACCCTTGCGGACAGAGAGGGTGTGAGCATCAGCGAGGTGGTGGAGCGTATGGCCCGGCAAGCGGCAACAGAAATGCTTGACGACCTGAATCGCCCCCGCTAACGTCTCAATACCTATCCAGGTCGGGTAGGCCCCAAACGACCCACCTCGAACACAGTGCCCTTCTTCTCGCAATCATTCAGCGCGTCCCTCGCCCCCAAAGAAACCGAGACCAGCACCCGCGACGGCTACGTCAACCCCTCTCAGATCGGCAAGACACTACCCAACCCCTTTAGGTGCGCCATCCTCAGTGAGGAGCCGTTGACCGGCTACGAAATCTGGTTCGACAAGGCGGACGGCGGCAAAACCAAGCGCATCGCCGCGGGCGACTACCCCTCTGACGCCCTGCTGGCGGAGTACGAGAAGCAGATCGGCGGCACGGTGGCCTACGAGGTCGACTACGAGACCAAGCAGCCCACGGACCGCAAAGCAATCAAGAAGTGCGCCGCCTTCTTCATCTACGACTACGAAGCCGAGGCGGTGAAGGTGCTGAACTACACCCAGGTCTCGCTCCTGCGTGACATCGACCGCAAGACCGGCGACCCCGACTACGAAGATCTGGGTGCTTGGGATCTGGAGATCAGCAAGGTCACTAACCCCAAGGTCAGCTACACGGCCGACATGAAGCCTGCCCTTCGTGCGAAGGACAAGAAGGTGGCGGCTGCGCTGACTGAAGCGTGGGAAGCGGCCAAGGCTGCGGGTGCCGACATCTGGCGCCTGACTGACGGCGGCAACCCCTTCAGCGCCAAGTAACCCCCCAAGCGCTGTTCGCAATGGATGTCACCCGCTACCTCGTAAAAACGGCCCGCGGGTACTACCGCGCCGAGGCCCACCAACGCCCCGGCGCGGACAGCAACTGGACGCGGTTCCCGGAGGAAGCCCAGGAATGGGTTGACCTCGACGCCTGCCACAAGGCGTGCCGCCTCTACACCAAAAACACAGGTGAGAGTGCGGTTGTCGTGGTCACCGTCCGCCCGGCGGCAACCTCGTTCAAAGCTGTACCTACACCCGCGTGAAACACCTCCTTGACGACCTCCAGGACGGTCTGAGCGAAGAGGAGGAGCAGCTCGCGGCATCCATCAACGAGCTGGACGCAGCGGCCATCGCCAACGCCTTGGCCCTGCGCACCGCCGTCAAAGCCCAGAGCATCGCCAAAGCGCTGTATCTCAGCGATGCCTCCATCGACGCCATCACCACAGCACTGCTCAACCAGTAGCCAATGTCCGAACGCCTCACGTCTCTACCCAAGCCGCGGGGCGTCGTTACTCGACTAGCGGACAAGAGCGGCTACACCAGCCCGGTTGGCCGCCTCGACAGCGTTACGTCGATCCTGGGCAAGACGGGCACCAGCAAAAAGCGCCTGGAGCAATGGCTGAAGCGCCCGGACGCCGCCGCGATTAGCGACGCTGCCAAAGCCCGGGGCACCTGGACGCACGAGCAAATCGAGAACTGGCTGCTGGCGCACCAAGCGGGCGACCCACTGCCCAACCCCAAGCACTTCGCCTTTGGGGCGTACTGGCGCAACATCCGCCCGTTCCTGGAGCAGCACTGGGTCCAGCTGGTGGCGCAGGAGTGCGCGGTGTACCACCCCACTCGCTTCGCCGGCCAATTCGACGCCCTGGGCTACAGCAACTACACGCAGCGCGACGACCTCACCCCCGAGGACGCCAGCAACCTGCTGACGCTGTTGGATTGGAAAACGTCGAAGAACAAGCGCGATTCAGCGCTGGTGGAGGACTACTGCTGCCAGCTGGGCGCCTACGCCACGGCGATTGACTACGTCTACGGCGTCAAACCGGAGCGCGCGTTGTTGGTGATCGCGCGCCCGCACGGCGACTTCCCTGACATCTGGGAGCTAACGGGCGACGAACTGCGCGACTACGGCCGCAGGTTCATCTCCCGCGCCAACACGTACTACACGGCCCAACACGGATTTGAGCAATGAGTACCCACGAGGACCACTACCTCCCGCCGCGTAACACCACCACGGCGGTGCTGCAATTCATCCCGGAGCACAGCCTCCCGCCCCAGCCCGACCTCGTCTTCACGGTCCGCGGCATCCGCACCGGCAAGTGGCTCGGCACCTGGCTGCGCGTGCTGGTGGATGAGCACCGCACGGACCAGCTCGACGCAACGATCCAGGTCTGGCACCACCACCCCAGCGGCGAGTTCACACCCACCGAAATCACCCACTGCACTCCGTGACACAAGAACACCCAATTACCCCGCCGCTGGAGCTGGTGACGCAGTGGATGGCTGAGTTCTACGGCGCAGTCATTGCGCCGGGCGAGGTAACCACTGACATCGCCACCCGCGCTGCCCAATGGGGCGCCGACCAGGAGCTGGAGGCGTGCTGTGAGTGGATCCCCAAGTGGACACCTTGGGACGCTGATCAACTCCGCGCGGCCCGCCGCCCCAAACCGCCGAGCTTGAAGACGCAAGCGCTAGATGCGCTCCACGCTGTTGCCACCGGCGCCAATGACATGCGAGAGCAGCGCCAGGACTTGGAGACCATCCGCCTCGCAATGGAGCAACTGCCATGAGTAGCCCCAGCCCCGACGACCGCTGGGCAGAGATCGAGAAAGCAGTCGAAATCGCCCAGAACTCGCCGCGCTTCATCGTCACCCCGGAGTATCCCTGCTTGCTGGAACTCCGAGAGGAGATCACGCAACTCGAACAGGCGATGCAGGCCATTGAGGAGCTGGTGAGCGAACTAAGCGATGCCGACCGGGCGCGTTTTCTGCAGCTGACCCGCCTGGCCAACGCCACCGCCAATCAACTCCCGGACCGCAAGAAGTTCTTCGCCGACCTCGCCCCATCCGATGCCCGTATCTCCGCCCCCATGCCCTGAGTGCAGCAGCCGGCGTGTCCACGTTGTGATCACCCGCTCCAGCAGTGACAACCAGCACATCCTGCGCCGCCGCCACTGCAACAGTTGCGACCACCGCTGGTACACGCTCCAGGACGCGGAGCGCGTCATCAACTGGACCGACTTCAGCTGGGTCGGCCGCGACAACCACCAGAAGGTGATCGTCCACGAACACCGCCCAGCCTCAGTCACCAACACCACAACCATCCAATGAACACCTGCTCCTCTTTTGAAGCCGCCTTGCGCGAAATCGAGTCAAACTCCTTTCAACACAGCGTGGTTGTTGGTGTGCTTGACACCGCGGAGTTTGTACGCCTTTGGGCACAGGAGCGGGGTATTGACGACCCCGCAATCCTCTTAGGACTGACAAACACAATCCTTGCCGAGCGCCGTTGGTCGCTGGAAAGCGGGACAGCAGAACTTCCCTAGGCACAAATACCTACGCCCCAATGCGCAACCACGCCATGCCCTCCGCCACACCAGACGTTTACATCACCACTACCAACCGCGACTTTGAGAACGCCAACAATCCCGTCACTTGCTCCACCGTCTGGAGTGCGTGCCTTGAAGACTGCACCGTCCACGCCTGGATGCAGGTGTTTGAGCAGGTACTCCGCGCACAAGGCTTCAGCGACCGCGTAATCATGACCGGCGCGTGCCAGCTCGCATTCAACGAGCGCCGCAGCGACGCCGACATGAAAGCCGTCGCCGACGAATACGGCCTCACCCTCCAGGAGCTCGCCCTCGAGCTCTGAGCACTAAATAGCTAGCCCCCACAGCGCCCGGGCGCCCGGCAACTTAGCGCTGCCGCCCCAGCTCCATGTCGCGTCCCAGCAACAAGGCCGCCGCCATCGCCATCGAGCGCTACGCGCGCGCCAACATCTCGGAGCGCAACGACGCCTACGGGCAGTTCATGTATCACGCGGAGCTACTGCGCCGGGGGCACACAACCATTCACCAACGCGACCTCGCGACGCTCCCCCGCAAATACCGCGACATCATTCAGCAGTTGCGCCAAGGGTCGGCAACTTAGGCGCAAGAAGCCGCGCCCCGAGCGCCTATGCCGATGGCCGACGAGAGCACCGACGCCCAGCTAGCGGATTTTGGCAACCCCACCCCAGCTAACCCGGAGGACGTGCCCCGTCGCCGCCAGGCATTCACTGCACTGGAGATCGCCGAGCAAGTGCGGATCGTGCAGGACTGGCTCTCCGAGGGCTACCGGCCGAACCAGATCCGGCAGCGCTGCGCAGATCGTTGGGGGATAGCGACCCGCACAGCTGAGCACCGGATGGCCGCGGCCCGCCAGCAAATGATCCGCGACATCAACGTGATGGACCGCGCGGAGAAGGTGAGCGAGATGATTGAGAAGCTCGAAACAGTCATTCAGATGAGCATCGAGCGCAACATGGGCGCCAATGCCATCGGCGCGATGAAGCTCCAGGCCGACCTGCTCCAGCTCGTCAAAGCCAAAGGCATTTAGGGCGCGGGGGCGCAAAATCGCATTCACTGCGCCACGCCGAAGGCGCATTCACCGCAAAATCGCATTCACTAGGGCTGTTTTTCGCGTAGCGCGCTTATAGTGCCGTGGTCCTAGCAGTGGGACTAAGGGCGCCCGCGCACGATGCCGGCGCCCGGATTTTCTCCCCGCGCCCCAGGGCGCCCCGAGACTGAGAATCATTCTCACGCCAAGGCGCCCCGCTGCCCATAGCGCCCGGCCCCAGCTCCCACGCCACCCATAGCGTGGCCCCAGCCCCGCGAGAATCGCCCCTGCGGCGCCCCAAATCGCGCCCCTAGGTGTCAGGGGCGCAGTGTGCGCACCGGCCCCATGTGGGCGCCCTGCGCGCAATCGGCGCCCTGCGCGCCGCGGACACAATTGGGACACAAAAGCACCGGGCGCCCTGGGCGAGAGGGCGCACCGGCGCAGCAAAACGCCCCCGCTGCAGGGCGCAGCCGGGGCGGATGGGGCGCGTGATCAAAAGGGGCAATTGGGGGGCACCGGCTCCTGCGCCCCGGGCGGCCCCTGCGTTGTGGGCAGGCGGAACCGCGTTACGGGCGCTGAGATCGCGCGCCGGAACTGCGCCAGGGCCGCGGCGTGCGCCCGCGTCGCCCGTACGGCGAGACTCTCATCCCCAGCAGCCATGGCCCGGCCTGCGATGAGATCGAGCCGGTGCAGCGACAGCATCTCCTGGCGGTCGAGTTCGGCGGGCGTGGCTGCATCGCACAATTCGAACGATGCGGCCGCAACGTACCGGCGCGCCTGGCGCAGGGAGACGCCGTAACGCTCCGCCAGGGTGGCCCCGGCGAAGGCGGAGCCGGCGCCGGAGCTTAGGAGTTCCAGCGCGGCCCGCTCCCGCGCGGCCCGTTGCGCGTCAGTGGCGCGCTCAGCCATGCCCCGGCTCCTGCTGCGTTGCGCGTTGCAGCATGAGGGCGGCCAGGTTGCTGACGCTGCGCCCTTCGGCGGTGGCCTGGGCGCGCAGGCGTTCCAGCACCGCGGCGGGGATCACAATTGTGATCCGGGCGGATTGTGGGCCGATCATGGCTGCACCCCCTGCAGGGCGAGCTCAGCGGCCTTGCGTCCGGTGCCATGGGCGCGGAACACGATGGCCACGTGTGAGGGCCGCGCGGCGCACAACTGACAGCGCGCACACGTCATTCCTTCGAACCGCTGCGCCGGGCACACGATGGCGCGATTCCCGCCGGAGGTTTCCCACGCGGTGCGCTGATCATCCGCGGGCACCACAAACACCGCGCGCAAGCCATCGCTGATGGCCGCATCGGCTTCTGCCTCGCTATGGCAGCTGGCGTTCACAGTGAACCCGTGGGCCGTGGCGGCCTTGAACGCTTGCACCGTGGCGGGGGTGCGCTTGTGGTGGCTGTAAGTGAAGCCGCGCCGACCCCGGTTCGCTTCTGTCAGTTGCGCCAGGGCGGTGCGCCCCGTAAGTGTTCCGGGTTTCCAGAGATCGCCGGCCTGATTGTGCCGCCACAACTGCCCGGCGGGCAGGGCGCGGATTGCCTGCAGGAATTCCGCCCACGGAACACCGCGGCGGCCTTCTGTGACTGCGCGCCAGTGGAGAGCCAAGGGCCCGCGCTCCGCGTAGCAGCCGTTTCCCTTAAAGGCGCAAACCGCGGCGCTGGGGCAGGTTTCGGCGCTGCTAGTGCTGACAGGGATGGGCCCCGTCTTGGCGTTAGCGCTAGAGGGTGTGAGATGGAAGTGCAGCCGGCCCGCGGTGCGGGAGGGCGCACCGGACGCGGTAAGGGATTGTGCGGGCATGATCAGCACACCCCCAGAAGCCGAGTCCAGCTGTCAGGCGCGTCCGGCTCAACCGTGCGCCCGTCCGGCGTTTCAGCGAGAGAATCGAGCGCCCACGCTTCTACTTCCCCAAATGTGGGCACCGGCCACCATTGGCCGCGCCAGAACATCTCCACACCATCCGCACCGGTGCGCAGCAAATCAGCCGCCACGGTTTCGTGGGCCGGAAACTGTTCTGCGCCCTCATCACCGGCGGGCGCGTAGGCAGAATCCAGCGCGGCGGCGATGGCAGCCGCTACGTCTTGTGGGCCGGGATTGTCGGGCAGAACCGGACCCTCTAGGGGCGCAATGCGGCGATTCTCGGCCGCGGCAACGTCAAGCTGCCACGTTTGCACGTACCGCCAGCCGCGCGGATTGCGGGCATCAATCTCACCGGCTGCGCCATCCCATAGGCGCGCAAGTGCAACCGCGGTTTCCTTACGGGCGCACAACGGCGCACCCATAGAAAGGCCAGAAGCGGTATGGGTGATGGCCCATTGTTTCGGCGCCGGTTTCGTGCCGCCACGCATGGGCGGCCGATGCACGGCGAGATTGTCGCCAACCCAGACCGCGGCGATATCGCGCGGCCCGGCGGCTGTTTGAACGGTGATCGATTTGGGCATTGTGTGAGCCGGCGCGTGGCACCGGCGATAAAGGGTCAGGGCGCAGGGCGCCGGATCAGTAGGACGCGCCATCCGGGCCCCATAGGCGCGGGTCGGCGATGGGGTACGCGTAGCGGCTTGACGCGTCAAGCGAGAGGGCAGGGCCCACCACGGCCCATTGCGTCGCCCACACGCGGTTCGCTTTTGCCACCACGGCGGCGGCCGCTTCGTCCGGGCCGTTCGCATATGGCACGGCGGTACGGACGCGGTGCCCGGCGCCGCCCCGGTCGATAATTGCGGCCCATTGGCTACCGCGTGTGTCCGTTGCGCCGCGGTACGTCACAACGGCGGCGGGTACGTAGCGGCGGGGGTGTTCTTCTGGCATTGATCAGTAACCGGTAGCGGTGGAGAGAACAGGCGCCGGGCGTGTGGCGCAGTGGGCGGCGCTCCGGCCAGCGGCCGCGGCTTCTGCGGCGCACCGGCGATGGGCGAGGGCGCAAGCGGCTGCACCGGCTGTGGTGACGGCGAGGGCGCAAGCGCTAACGGCGAGGGCTGCACCGGCGAGGGCGCAAGCCGCGTAGGTTGCGGGGCGCATCGGCTCAAGCCCCAGCGAGGGCGCGTTGCACCGCGTAGCGGCTGCAGCCCAGGCGCTCAGCGATGGCACGTTGCGACGCACCGGTACGCGCGATCCGGCGAATACGTTGCGGGCGCGATTCTGTGGCCCAAAGAATCACGATCAGTGGGAGCAACAGCAGAACCGTTGCCCACGCGAGGGCGCAAGTAAACATGTGTCTTGTGCAGTGGGAATGTGAGCCGCCCCGCGCAACGGCAGGGCTGAAAAATTTTTCGCGGCGCAGAATGCTGCGCGACTCGAATCATTTCGATCTCACCCGCAACTCTAGCTAGGGAGACTCCCGCGATCCAGCGCAGCAGAGTGCGGAACCCTCATCGTTGATAACTCTTAACACTATGTCCAGCGTACCTGCTGCAGTGGCAGTTACGCAGGACAGGACACGCTGCACCGCAGTGGATCCCGGCGATTCCGCACCGCGCCGCTGGACACGCCACCACGCCCCGGCGCCGCGCTCTCACGCGCGCCCCACCCCCACCCAAAGGCCGCCAAGGGGGGTCGTACCACC